ATGAATTAGCAGCAGATAGACTAAAGAATGCAGCAGCAACTAAAAAGTTAGCTATCTTTGATGCTTTTGAAATACTAAATAGGATTGAATCTGAAAAAGCAATGCTGGAAAACAAACCACAAGATAAACAAAAAGCTTTTAGTGGATTTGCAGAAAAAAGGTCTAAATAATGTCATATCAGCAAACATTATACAAAATCATTGAACCTATTAAGCGTACAACGATACATAGACTGAATAAAAAGAAATACTGGGAATACGGATATAACAAAGAACATGATGTAATTGTTATAAGTAAAACGGGTAAGATTGGTGATGTATACGAAATACAAAACCTAAAGATTGCTTTACCATTAGCTGAAGATGTGTATAGCAAGGATAACAAATGGGTTGCAACAGAATACCCTAAAGAGTTAAAAAACATAAGAACTATATTCGACTGGCAAACATACCCAGAAGAATTTAAAAAAGATTGGTATGGGTACATTGATAAAGAGTTTACTAGAAGAGAAGATGGGTATTGGTTCCGCAATAAAGGGATTGATACTTATATCACTGGCTCTCATTACAATTACCTGCAGTGGTCCAAGATTGATGTTGGGAAGCCAGACTTTCGAGAAGCAAACAGATTATTCTTCATATTCTGGGAGGCATGCAAGGCAGATCAAAGATGTTATGGAATATGCTACCTTAAGAACAGACGGTCTGGATTTAGCTTCATGTCAAGCAGCGAGACAGTTAATCAAGCTACACTCACTTCAGATGCTAGATTCGGAATCTTATCGAAGACTGGTAGCGATGCAAAGAAGATGTTTACCGACAAGGTCGTCCCAATTTCATCGCACTATCCATTCTTCTTCAAACCAATACAAGATGGAATGGACCGCCCCAAGACAGAGCTTGCCTACCGTGTCCCAGCATCCAAACTCACAAGGAAGTCCATCACCAGTACAACCGGCTCCGCAGGGAGGAAAGACCTCGACGGGCTCGATACAACGATAGACTGGAAAAACACAGGTGATAACTCTTATGATGGTGAAAAGTTAAGATTACTTGTTCACGATGAATCTGGTAAATGGGAAAGACCAGATAATATATTAAACAACTGGCGAGTAACTAAAACAACGCTGAGATTAGGAAGTAGAATAATTGGTAAGTGTATGATGGGATCTACTTCAAATGCCTTAGACAAAGGTGGTGATAACTTTAAAAAATTATACAATGACTCAGATGTTACAAAAAGAAACCGCAACGGACAGACTAGCAGCGGACTATATAGTTTGTTCATACCTATGGAGTGGAACTACGAGGGATTCATTGATTCTTTTGGATTACCTGTATTCGATACACCCGGAGCTGCTGTCGAAGGACCCCAAGGTGATAAAATCGATGTTGGGGTAATTGAACACTGGGAGAATGAAGCAGATGGATTAAGAAATGACCAAGACGGATTAAACGAATTTTATAGACAGTTTCCAAGAACAGAAGAACACGCATTCAGAGATGAAACAAAAAATAGTATATTTAATTTACAAAAGATATATGAGCAAATAGATTACAACGATGGGACAGTAACGTCTGGCGCTGTATCTAAAGGTAACTTCCAATGGGAAAATGGTATTAAAGATTCAAGAGTAATATTTACACCAGATCCAAAAGGAAGATTTAATATATCTTGGGTTCCTAGTTATAATCTTCAAAACCGCGTAATAGTAAAAAATGGGCGCAAGCATCCAGGTAACGAACATATAGGCGCATTTGGTTGTGACTCTTATGATATATCAGGGACAACAGATGGAAGAGGATCTAAAGGAGCACTACATGGGTTAACAGTATTTAGCATGGAAGAAGCACCCGTTAATTCATTCTTTTTAGAGTATATAGCTCGACCACAAACCGCTGAAATGTTTTTTGAAGATGTGCTTATGGCATTAGTGTTTTATGGGATGCCAATACTCGCGGAGAACAACAAACCAAGATTATTGTATTATTTAAAAAGAAGAGGTTACAGAGGTTACTCTATGAATCGTCCAGATAAAACAATAAGTAAATTATCAACAGCTGAAAAAGAAATAGGAGGCATACCTAATTCATCTGAAGATATGAAACAAATTCACGCTGCAGCAATTGAATCATATATAGATAAATATGTAGGATTACAGGAAAATGGAGATTACGGTAATATATATTTCAATGCAACGTTAAACGATTGGTCTAAATTTAACATAAATAATAGAACAAAACATGATGCCGCAATAAGTTCTGGTCTTGCTATAATGGCTTGTAACAGACATTTGTACCAACCAAAACAATTAAAGCAAACAAAAGTTTTAGATTTTGGATTAAAAAAATATAATAACAAAGGAAGTATTTCAAAAATAATAAAATAGATGAATATATTACCAAAGGGTGTATTCCCAAGCCAAGCAGTTTCAAATGCTGAGAAAGCAAGTGAAAAATATGGTTTAGAGATTGCAAGGGCAGTTGAATCAGAATGGTTTAAAAGAGATTCTGGTACAGCTAGGTACTACGCTAATAGAGACAATTTTCACCGTTTAAGATTATATGCTAGAGGTGAACAGTCAATACAGAAATATAAAGACGAATTATCTATTAATGGTGATTTATCATATTTAAACATAGATTGGAAACCTGTTCCTATTATACCTAAGTTTGTAGATATTGTAGTAAATGGTATTGCAGAAAGAACATATGATGTAAAAGCGTATTCACAAGACCCAGCATCAGTTCAAAAAAGAACAAAATATGTAGACAGCTTATTAGAAGATATGTTTGCAAAAGAGTTAAAAGATTCAGTTAAAGAATTAACAGGTATAGATACTTTTAAAACAAACAGAAGTGCCTTACCAGATACAGAAGAAGAAGTGCAGCTGCATATGCAACTTGATTATAAAGATTCTGTTGAAATAGCAGAGGAAGAAGCTATTAACAATGTATTTGATCATAATAAATATGAATTAATAAAGAAAAGATTAGATTATGATATAGCTGTTATTGGTATGGGTGCTGTTAAAAATGAGTATACAACATCAGAAGGAATTAATATAAAGTATGTAGACCCAGCTGATTTAGTTTATTCATATACAGAGTCACCACATTTTGATGATATATATTATGTAGGAGAGATTAGAAAAGTATCTGTAGTTGATTTAAAAAAGCAATATCCTGAATTAACAGATGAAGATATAAGAAGAGATGTAGAGGGGCAAGGAACAAATGCTAAACTATATAATAAATCCTATGCAGGTAATGACAGTGAGGATAATTCTCATGTATATGTATTGTATTTTGAATATAAAACATATAAAGATCAAGTACATAAAATAAAAGAAACTTCTTCGGGAGCATCGAAGGCTATTAAAAAAGATGATAGCTTTAATCCCCCAAAAGATTCCAGAAGTAGATTTACTAAAGAATCAAGAACAATAGAGGTAATTTATGAAGGTGCTAAAATAGTCGGTACTAATAAATTATTAAAATGGCAATTAGCTGAAAACATGACAAGACCAAAGTCAGATACAGTTAAAGCCCAGTTTAGTTATAATATTGTAGCACCAAGAATATATAAAGGTAGAGTTGAATCTCTTGTTAGTAGAATGACTACGTTTGCAGATATGATTCAATTAACGCATTTAAAGTTACAACAAGTGTTATCAAGAATGGTTCCTGACGGTGTTTATTTAGATGCAGACGGTATTGCGGAAATAGATTTAGGTAATGGAACAAATTATAATGCACAAGAAGCATTAAATATGTATTTTCAAACAGGTTCTGTTATTGGTAGATCAATGACACAAGATGGTGAATTTAACAACGGTAAAGTTCCTGTACAAGAATTACAATCATCTGGGTCTAATGCTAAAATATCAAGTTTAATTAATTCATATAATTATTATTTACAAATGATAAGAGATGTGACCGGATTAAACGAAGCAAGAGATGGTTCAACGCCAGATAAAAATGCTTTAGTAGGATTACAAAAAATCGCAGCTGCGAATTCAAATACAGCAACAAGGCATATATTACAAGGAGGATTATACCTTACGTTAAAAACAGCTGAGGCAATATCACTTAGAATATCAGATGTATTAGAATTCAGCCCAACACGAAAATCTTTTATACAGGCTATTGGTAAATCAAACGTCGGGGCTTTAAAAGAAATGAAAGATTTACAACTTCATGATTTTGGAATATTTTTAGAATTAGCGCCAGATGATGAAGAAAAACAGTTGTTGGAAAATAATATACAAGTTTCTCTTCAAAAAGAACAAATTAATTTAGAAGATGCTATTGATATTAGAGAAATAAGAAATTTAAAACTTGCTAATCAATTATTAAAATTAAGAAGAAAGCAAAAAGCAGAGCAAGACAGGCTTATACAGCAGCAGAATATTCAAATGCAAACACAGTCTAACGCGCAAGCCGCTCAAGCAGCAGCACAGGCAGATATTCAAAAACAGCAAGCAATAACTCAAAGCAAAGGGCAATTAGCACAAATGCAAGCGCAGTTAGATACACAAAAACTAGAAAAAGAGGCAGAAATTAAAATGATGTTAATGGAAAAAGAATTCCAAATGAACATGCAACTTAAAGACGCTGATTTAAATGTAATTAAAGATAAAGAGAAGTTTAAAGAAGATAGGAAAGATGAAAGGACTAAAATACAGGCTTCTCAGCAATCTGAATTAATAGATCAAAGAAAAAATAATAAACCACCAAAAAAGTTTGAATCAGCAGGATTTGACAACTTAGGAGGATTTGGCTTAGAGCAGTTTGAGCCTAAATAAAAACTGCAAACACATTTTTATAATATTTTATCATGGAAGAAAACAAAGACGTCGTAGTTGACGAAACACCAACTGCCGCAGAAAAGGAAGAAAAAGTACTTGAAGCAGCAGGACAAGACACGGGTAAAACCGAAGACGGTATGTATAAAGTTGATTTAAGCAAACCGGTAGAACAAAAAACAGAGCCTGTTCAGGAAGAACAAAAAGAAGAGGTTACTGAAGAGGTTCAAGAAGATAGTCAATTAACTTTAGAAGAAGTAATTGAAGAAGAAACAAAAGAAGAACCTAAAGAAGAGGTAAAAGAAGAAGTACAGGAACTGCAAGATAAAGTAGAAGAAGCTGTACAAACCTCACAGGACACAGCAACAGAATTACCAGAAAACATTCAAAAAGTTGTAGACTTCATGAATGAAACTGGTGGAACACTCGAGGATTATGTTAAAATTAATCAAGATTATACTAGCATAGAAGACTCAACCTTATTATATGAATATTATAATCAGACTAAATCACATTTATCAAAAGATGAAATTGATTTTTTAATTGATGATAATTTTTCATTTGATGATGAAGTTGATGAGCCTAGAGATATTAAGCGAAAAAAACTCGCTTATAAAGAAGAGATTGCAAAAGCTAAAAGCTATTTGGAAGGATTAAAGGACAAATATTACAAAGAAGTCAAGTTGGGTTCTAAGTTAACCGGAGATCAGCAACAAGCTATCGAGTTTTTCAATACCTACAACTCTGAACAATCAGAACAAGCAAAGCTACAGGAAGAGCAAGTAAGTCATTTTAATAATGAATCTAAAAAAGTTTTTAACAATGAATTCAAAGGTTTTGAATTTGAAGTAGGGGACAAGAAGTATAGATACAATGTTAATGATAAACAAAAAGTTTTAGATAAGCAAGCAAATATATTAAATGTACTAGATAAGTATATCAGTAAAGATAATATGTTACAAGACGCTAAAGGTTATCATAAAGCACTCTTCGTTGCAGACAATGCAGATGCAGTTGCAAATCATTTTTACGAACAAGGTAAAGCTGATGCTATAAAACAGTTAAATGCAGATTCAAAAAATATAAATATGGATCCGCGTAAAGCTGGCACAGT